ATACGCTCTGGAAATGGCGCAGGGATTGGGTAAAGCATAAGAGCGAGCAATGATAATCGAGCGAATCTGGAAAGATCCGAAAACAACAATACTTGGGCTACTTATCGTAGCCCTTTGTTTTGTTCTGGTATTCTACGAGAAAGCATCGCTTACGGAGGTATCTGCGTTTTTGATGGGTGCCTTCGCCCTGTTGTTTTTAAAAGATCCTAAAGATGGCAAAGAGTCCGGTAGCAAATAGTCATGTTAGCAAAAGCAAGAAGCGCAGAAAGCATAGCAAGAGCGCATCGAGCAACAAGCGTAGCAAGAACTACAAGAAGCCCTACGCAGGGCAAGGTCGCTAAATTTTGTAGGGTAATTCGGATAACGTCCGATTAAAGTCACAACACGGCTCACTTTTGAGCAGTATAATGCACATTGAGACAGGTACTTGAGCCGTAATATCGCACATCGCAATCCGCAATATTTGCATGAAATTTGACAAAACCTCATTCAATGACCAAGAACTTTAGCCTCGCTGAACTGACCAAAACGAATACAGGGCTTCCTAACGCTTTACCAAAGCACTTGGAGGGAAACCTTCGTGCGTTGGCAGAAAACGTCTTACAACCTGCGAGAGACGCATTAGGAGCCTTGCAGGTAACGAGTGCGTATCGCAGTCCAGAGGTGAACAAGAGAATCGGGGGTGCGAGCAAGTCGCAGCATGTGCAGGGTCAGGCAGCGGATCTGAAGTATTCCGGAGGGAATGGAGTCCTATTCCGGTGGATCGTGGAGAATGTGGATTACGACCAACTGATCTGGGAGTTCGGGGATGAGGAACATCCGGCATGGGTGCATGTTAGTTATGTGGAGGGAAAGAACAGAAAGCAAAAACTGAAAGCAGTAAAACGAAATGGCAGAACCAAATACCTTGAATTTTGATGAGTGGCTCAATGAATTGGAAAAGGAGAAAACTCCAGAGGTCTGCAGTGTGGATGATCCTACTTGCGACTCTTGCGGCAGTTAGTTCGTGCCATACTGCGAAACCTATCCTCGACTCTGTGATTGTCAGGGACACGGTAATTGTAACGGAGCCAAAATATCTGATCGACACGCTGGAGGTTATGAAGGACACGACCATTTATCGGGATCAGGTCAGAGTCCAGCTAAAGTACGTGGATCGCAAGGTCGTGGTAGAGGCAATGTGCGATCCGGACACGATTAGGGTTACACAGACCAAGATCCTGACAAAAGAGAAGCCCAAGGTGCAGAAGTGGACTCTGGAGAGTTACATCGGCATGTTGGCGTTTATCCTGACATTTGCCTACCTGATCAAACGCTGGGTGGACAAGTTGATGGAATAAGGCTGTAGAGGGCATTTATATTCGATTACATATACTTTCCGCCTAAAGTGAGGTGAGTATATGGTTGAGCATATAAAAGTGTCGCAAATCCAAAATTCCCTGTATTAGTCAACTATTAACTTGACTACTTAACTAATTAAGTAAACTTATAAGTTTACTAACTAATATAAAAAAGTAAAAAAACTTTACACTACCAAATACCTGTGTAAAGATTTTACAAAAAACTTTCTATGAGCGACTACATCTTCATTTACTGGGATGATCTACCTTTGAGCAAACCAACAGAAGATGAGAAAGACTCCAAAGTACTACCTCGGGAAATACAAACAGATCGAGGCTCTGGACGTGGTGCTTGATTTTCAGGAATCAAACTACAATCTGGGAACGGCACTAACCTACATCATGCGAGCGGGTAAGAAGCCCAACAACCCGATGAGTCAGGACATCATGAAGGCTATCGTGCATCTTCAGGCAGAGTACGATCACCAAGTCCGGAAAGAGGCAAGCAAACCTGAGGTAGTGTATGTACCCACACCCTAACTCAAAGACCTACCATGTGGTCGTGGGTAAGGTGCCGAGTCTAAACCAATTCTACGCTTCGAAGCATTGGACATATCGGAGTACGGCAAAGAATAAGCACTGCAATGAAGTGTTGCAACAATTGCAAGAGTATGAATGCGTGCCGATTCAGCATGTGTATATCCGGTGTAAGGTGAATTATAGGTACGACATCGACAATTCCATCATGGCAGTGAAGTTTGCGCTTGATGCATTCCGGAAATGGGGAGGGGTAAAGGATGACTCAAAGGCTTATGTGCGAAAGTTGAACATGGAGCATGATCCAGATATTCACCCAGATACGGCAGAGATTTACTTCACGGGCTTGGTAGTTTAGATTGGTTTTAGTATTTTTGAGGAGTCAAACTAAAAACCAATCATGATGACACTATCACTTTCACAGGAAACCTACACTCAAGCGATGCAGGTAATGCAGGCGCAGATCAAAGCACTACAGGAAAAGAACTTGGAACTCCAAGCCAAGATCGAAGTTCTGGAGCAGCAATCTCAATTATTTATTTAAACCAATCACACAATGGCTAAAATTATTTCAATCACCCCCAAGGGGCAATGGCAGGAGTTCTACAAGTTAGAAGTCCGTTTTGACAATGGAGACTTCGGTACTGCATTCGCCAAATCACCAAACCCATCTTATGCCGTAGGCGATGAGGTGGAGTATTCAAAGAATGAGAAGGGAACGATCAAGATCCAACGCTCTAACAATTTTGGTGGAGGTACCGGAGGCAGCTTTGCCACCGCTTCGAAATCGGCAGGCGATGAACGCTCCGCCTCCATCATTCGCCAAGTTGCATTGAAAGCAGCAGTCGAATATGCTTGTGCTGCGAAGCATGATGTGCCTACGATTCTTGCTAATGCAGATCTATTTAATAAGTGGATGCTCGGACAATCAGACGATGCCATCTCACATACAGAGCATTTCGCTTCACGCAACGAGAGTCCGTTCTGATTGGTTTCTTCGGACGTTGCGTTAGAGCCCCACTTCGGTGGGGCTTTTTTATTCCAGAAAGCCATAATATATTCGTTGCACCAATCAGAAAACAATGAGACATCCAGATCTATTACCAAGAGAGGAATCCCTACCTTATCTGCAAAGAGCATTAAAAGGGAAATACTATGACACCGGAAAGTTGGGGATCGAAGAGATCGACCAATACCTTCGGTTCAAGGATGGCGAGTTTATAGTGGTAACGGGGCATACAAATGTGGGTAAGACCCATACGCTGGTTTACCTCATGTTATTACAAAGTATGAACTATGACAAGAGGTGGCTGATCTACTCTTCAGAGAATGAGGTCGCTTCGCTCAAGCGAAAACTAATTGAGTTTATGATCTGCAAGCCTATCCAAGCGATCACCGAACTCCAGATGCATACGAAGTTGGATTGGATTGATGAGCATTTTCAATTCATAGACGGCAACAGACTATTTAATGCCTTCGATCTGTTGGAGGTTATGGAGAGCATCAAACAGGAATGGTCATACACCGGAGCGCTAATTGATCCATATAACTCGCTCACCACAGATCAAAAGAAACTCGGAAAGACAGGGATGCACGAATACCACTATGAGGTTGCATCTGCTATCCGGGTATTTGCTCACAAGAATCAGGTTACCACGATAGTCAACACGCACCCCGTAACGGAGGCCATGAGAAGGACTCATTACAAAGGACATCCGTATGAGGGTATGCCTATGCCTCCGATGACCTCGGATATTGAAGGAGGGGGAAAATGGGGTAACAGGGCTGATGCGGTAGTGATCATTCACCGATACGCTCAACATCCAGAGGATTGGGTTTACACGCATATCCATGTGCGTAAGGTCAAAGAGATGGAGACAGGGGGTAGGGTTACTCCTCTGGAGCAGCCCATCACGATGAGGTCGATCGTGGGGAATGTTGGTTTCTCGATTGACAATCGTAATTTGTTGCAGCAATCAGAACCTATTACCTATACCAATGAGCCATTTTGATGAGTCGCACGACATGTATATCAGGGAGAAGCAATTGCTGCTTGCTGGTACCGCTATCTGGATCGCCAAGATGGCTGCGGATAATTCCCAGAATCGAGAGATACAGGATGACGTACTGAATCACATGTATAACTGCCATTACGCTGATCTGCTCTTGCAGCAGTATATCGATTACAGGGAGTATACGAACATGGTCGTGAACAAAGTCCGGTTGAAGAATGCGAAACTCCGTGTGGAAAACGAGGAACTGATCGGAGAAGTCAAACGCCTGCAAGGGATCATCGAGGACAATCTGTGAAGCAGATATTTTCACCATTCCAGAAGTTTGAGTGCTTTCAAGTCGATGGGGTGGACTATCTGGTTCTGGATTACACGATCGTGCAGGATTCGAGCGATAAACTCGTGGAGTGGTGCAGTGTGTTCAAGTTCAAAAGACTATCAGACCACAAACACTTTGAAATACCAATCACCAAAATAATAGAAACAAAAAAAGAGGGCAGAGCAACACTCTGTAAATGCAAATGAGAGCCTTTGAGATCCAACAAATAAAGCAAGCGAAAAAGCTATTCTACGTTACTATTGGAATGGCAGAGAAGGATGACAGATCACGCAAGCAAGCACTTGCGAGAGCAGCATTCGTGTGTGCATTTCGTAATTACGCTACCCTTGAGG